AGAGATTTCTCCAGTTCCTCCGCACTCGTAACAAGTCCAGCCTGTAAAAGCCCATTTATCAGATCCTCCAGCTCCTCCACATCTAGGGCAAGTGTAATTAGCATAATACTTAGTACCGTTTTTATCGGTTCTCAGATAAACGATCTTAGCCATCTTTACGCCTCCTCATAATCCATATCCCATACAAACTCATTCTCATCTACCCACTCCCAGCCATACTCTCTACAAAAGCTCTCAGCCTCCGCCTCTGTTTCAAACTCTGTAAAGTATTTCTTTGTGCCTCCAGCACTCTTAAGATAAACTGTAAACATATTTCCCTCCTATCTGGGAGCCCTTAGGCTCCCCTGCTATATGCACAATCCATAGTACCGATCCCTTTATACATAGGGCTTTTCTTTATTACATGGCTCTTAATTCTGAGCTTATACCAAAGTGTAGGATCATCTACCGTATAAATCTTATCTACAACCCAGATAGCATTAAAATTTCTGTATGTATCTCCCTCCTGTAATCCCTCTACCATTCCCTCTGGGATCTCATCATCTACTAACTCGATCTTATCTAATAAGGTTCTCCAGTAAAATACTCTGCCATCCTCTGTTACTAAAAACTCCTTATGGAGCTTGCTGTTTTCCTCTGTGAGATCATAGGCTCTACACTTAACACATTTTCCGTCAATGTACTCTACTGTATAATCCTCAAACTCTGCATTTTCTTCTAAATAAGAGATAAAGCTCTCAACTGTGATGGCATCCATGAGCTCCTCTGTAGCTCTCATAAAGTTTACTCTGTATCTGTTATCATTATCCTCTTTATATCTCATATTGTTTACCTCTCTTTCAGTTTGTATCTAGTTCCTTACCTCACTTATAATATACACCCCCTATATAATAATGTCAATTACTTTTTATATAACCCCTGTATAAAATAATAGAGGAGGCTTTTTACTGCCTCCTCCTGCTCTTATTTCCAGAAAAATCTATCTACAGATACTCCATAGAATTTAGCCAGATTATAAAGTACTGTAGCCTTAGGGATCCGTGTACCTGTTTCCCACCTGCTTATACTTACCTCTGTATATCCTGTACCTTTTACCACATCTTTTAGAGTGTAGCCCTTTTTCTCTCTTACCTCTCTAAGGTTATGTGCTAAGGTTTCCTCTACTTCTCTCATACCATCCCTGCCTCATATACCTGTTTTCTAAGATACTCCAGCTCCTCCAGATCGTTGTAATAAAACTCCTGCACTCCGTTAAATCCCTGCATTTTCTGCTCTTTTCCATCTTTAAGAGTAGCCTTAAACCATGCTCCAGCCTGTGAGATGATCCCCAGCATAATAGCCAGATCTAAGGTATCCTTAATCTCATCAACTCCTGTACTGTAGTTAAGTGTGTAAGTCTGGAGCCTACGATCATTTTTAGTAACCTTATTTTTCTCCACTTTCACGCTTACCAGATTACCACTAGGGTTAGCATATCCGCTACTTACCTCTTTATACTTCTCATCCAGTAAGGATCCCTTTGTAAACCATAAGATCTGTGAGCACGCATGAGCTATTGCTGTACCGCAAGGAATTTTATAAGGCTTATACGGATTTCCAATATTCTCTCTGAGCTGGTTAATCATCAGAAAAGTACACTCCACTTTCTTACAGAGCGGTACCGCCTTATCACAAAAGGCTTTCATAAGAGCACTGTTACCGCCATAGCTTTTCTCATCTAAGCCTTTTTCCTGTACTGCTTTAGGAATAATAAAGGGAGCACTATCTAATACTGCTAAGCCGATCTTACCAGATCTTATGTAGTCTAAGAGCATATCTAAGAGCTCCTCTCCATACTCACTCTCTGGCTGGATGAGGATTACCTTACTCCAATCTACCCCCAGAGTTTCTCCCCACTCCTTATCTATTGTATTTTCTGCATCCAGATATACACAGTACTTATCTGTGTACTTTTTCTGGAAATTAGAGATAATATCCAGAGCTGTAGTAGTTTTACCACTCTGAGGCAATCCTACTAGCTCTATGATCCTCCCTACAGGTACTCCGCCTCTGGTTAAGTAATTCATCATAGGAGAGGTATAGGGGATAAACTCTATCCCCTTAAGATCCGATGCTTTACGGATTATATCCGTTTTATACTTCTTATTTACCTCTGCTATGAGGTTATCTATCTCTGCCATTAAATATCTCCCTCCGCTCTATGATTAGCTCTCTCTGTATCAAATCCCTCTGGGTATCTGGCTTTGAGCTTATCAATATTCATCTGGAGGATCTCATCCAGATCGAAACCAAAACTATAACAGATCATAGCCATATACCACATTACATCTCCCAGCTCTTTTTTAAGATGCTCTCTATCAAGATCATTTTCGTGGAAAATCCACTTTTTAATCATATCCAAAGTTTCTCCTGCCTCTCCTGCAAGCCCTAAGCATCCATTAAGCACTCCTCCCAGATCCTCTACTACAGGCTTAAAGCACTTA